AATATTTATGATTAGTTACGCTAACCAATCACTGTTTGCTTCTACCTTGAGAGTATCTTCCGCAGGAGCATCGTCTGGAACTATAAGCTCTGGGTTATACTTCTGCAGTTCTAACTCTGAGTTATACTCCGCTTTGAACGGACTGAAAGTATCATTAAGCTGCTTGATAAACAGATCTTTACGAAATGGTTTAAGTCTACCAAAGTGCTTAGTATATACTTGCTGGTATTGACCATTCTTAACACCTAGCAAGATGCGTAATTTGTTGTCTTTTATACGTTCTGCAAGTGATTTAATCTCATCAACTTTAGCGTTCATGATATCTTTGTATGTATCAAAATAACATTCTGCATTATTTGAAACATTAGCCCAAGCAAGTACAAAGCTCATCAAAGTATCTTCGCCGTGAAAGGCATGACGTTCTCCATCAGACTTGTACCAATCGTATTCTTCAGAAGGTTTATTCTCACAGTATGTAGTTTTACCAAAATTGTTAATCCACATGTTCTTACCTGTAGTAGATACTTTATCCTCTGGTTTAACTAGAATCTCAAGTCTAGTATTGAACTTTGGCTCCTCACTTTTAAGCCAGAAAACAATCTTATTGAATGTACTCCCATTAATATCTACCCCAACATATTCAGGCTCATTTTTAAGTGGGATACCTAGCTTTTCGAGTTCAGAAAGTGTTGGGTTTACAGCGATTACACTTACTGCTGCAATTCCAGTATACAAAGGAACTCCTCCTCCAGATACTGATTCTTCTGATGTGTTTGATTGAATAGCCATTAGTCTATAATTTCAAAGTTAGTATATTCATTTTCTGCTGTATTGTCATCCACCTTAGAAGCAGTATCATCTACAAGTGTAAAACGAATAGCTTTGTGGGCTCGCTTAGGTCTTTTACCTTTCAAACTTGGGTGTTGAAATAGATATTTTACTTCCTCAATGCTGAGTGAGTATTTTTCTCGAATAGCTTTTCTATCCAAGCCGTTGTCCAAATCAGAAAGGATTTGAGATACTTTAAACACCTGAGGTGTTTCTACTGTTTCAGTCTCTACGACTGAGTCTACTTTTGCATCAATCATGCTTAGTAATTTTAAATATTTAATTAATCAATAAAAATGTTTTCCCACAATAGCTCCATGTCTTGACCTTTTAGGTGGTCACAGCGAGAGCCCGCTGATATATCTCCTCTAGAATCAAATGATATCATAGTTTTATCATCTACTCTGTAGATATACCCAATAGCATCAGCATTAGCGCAAGTAATATTCCTAATCTTACCTGTAAGATCAAGATCTTTAACTGCAACTTCTTTGCCTTTCTTCTCAATCATCCTATCCTTAAGGTGTCCGACTAAGATTACATGATCAGCTAACTTATTCAAGTTGTCTAACCATTTCTTATAAGCTATTCGTAAGTATAGATAGCCAGCACCTTGAGGTAGAGATAAGACAGAAAGCCCTGTATTTTTAGGGTCAAAGTTCTTACCCATAGGAGTTTGTCTATATATCTTCTTGGCTTCTTGTTCGCACCACACTTCAAGCTGAGTAACTGTATCTACGGCTACATACTTGTATGGACGTTTGCCATTGATAATGGCTTGCCCAACTTCAGCTAGTTGCCCTATATCTTTAACTTTAACTTTTAAGGCATCTATCATGTCAGTGCCTTCTTCAAGATCAAGAATCAAACAGTTCTCTAGTTTAGCTAGTGCTGTTGTTTTCCCAATCTTTGGTGATCCGTAGATAACCATGTTCTTTGGTGATTTCCTAGAAGCTTTTATTTTCTTCTCAGGAAGCATTACTTTTTGGTCGCTCATTAATTGTAAATGTTGATAAATCTGTTTCAAAAGGTATCATCCCAAGTAAACCGTCTCGATTCTTTTCTACATGACATGCAAGTAGTTTAACTGGGTCTTCTCCGCAATAGTTATCTGTAATCCCGTATAAATCGTATGGACGCTGTAGCATCATTACTACGTGCGCGTCTTGACCAATAGAGTCACCCCCGAAAAGGTCAGTAAGCAATGGTTGATATTGCTGCTTAGCTCTGTACTCTTGTTCAATGTTACGATTTAGCTGTGATAACAGAATAGTTATAGTCTGCATTTTAGACTGCACCCACATACACCCTTTAGAGAGAGTATTTAGTTTCTGTAATTCTGTTTCTTCTTTACCCTTCACTAGTCGTGAGTGGTCAATAAGATTAATTACAGTCTTTGTAGGATGTCTAAGAAATAGCTCTTCATTAATAGCTATTACTTGTTCCATAGTCTGAGGTATACTACAGAAATAGAGAGGGTAATTTTTGTATTTGTCTACACTCTGTTCGAACCGTTTTAAGTCTTGTTCAGTCAACACGCTGTTAACTGACAATAACTCAAACGTCTGAAGCTTAGTGTCTTTACTACCTGCTCTAAGTATCTGCTGTTCCCCAGGCATCTCAAAGCTCCAATAGATAACTAAGAGATCATCTAGTTTAGATTCTGAGTTAGCATCAAGTACATCAAATATTAATTGATTTGAAAATGCACTTTTCCCAACACCAGGTCTACCAGCAATAACATACATTTTACCAGGTTGTAATCCCCCCATAAGGTTCTTATTGAGTCTCCCCCATTTAGTAGGGTATACTCTCCTCTTCCCATTCATGGCATCGCGTACATCTTGTATAGATTTCTCTACGCTTTTAGATATATGCTGAAGCCTAGGCCTAGAGTTGCCTGGTAATCCTTGATTTGGTTTTGGTGTTTGGTTCATCTAACGATTGATATTTTTCCCACGTACGTTGATTAATCCATGTAGATAGCATTTGCATATATCCCATGTTATCTCCGTCCGCATGAATACTTAATTCTCTTTTAAGGCACTCAATGACTTCTTTGTGTTTCCCAACATCTCCATTGAGGTATGTACGATACTTTTTTTTAGCTTGTTTATTAGCTAATGCTTGAGGGTCTTTAGCTCTAAGAACTCTAACCCCTCTTCCTTTAGATGCTGACACTTTTAGAGGAAAATAGGAGAGAAGTTCGCTCCACATCTGATCAAAAGGTGTTGAGTTATGTAGAAATAACTCTCCTCTGATTACATGGGATTGAACATCCTCTCCTATTTTGAGCAAGTCTTTGGTTTGCAAGCTCTCTAAATCAACATCAAGGCTTAACTGTGTAAGAATATCATACTCCTTAGTGTTTATCAAGTATAAATATAAGTAATCGTTAGCAGATATCCCAAATTTTTTTAGAACTTCTGTTGATACTTGTATTATCATAATAAATTATGTTATAAATATATTACATCCATTTGATATTATTTAATGGTTTAATTGAATTGTTTAGCCACTTCTCTTCCTGAGATCCTTTTACATATAGTATGTAAACCTTCCCAACTTTGTCTTTATTAAGACGTAATAATCTCCCAACTCTCTGCACCATAGGAAGAGCTTTACTGGTTAGCCCAGCTATAATACCCACGCTAGCATCTTGAACATTAAAACCTTGGTTAAGAGCTTTTGCTGAACAAAGAACCTTGTTCTTATTACTCTTAAAATCCTCTAAGATTTGTTCTCTTTGTTTCTTTGACTTCTTAGAGTGATAACTGAGACCTTTAAGTTCTTCTGCCATAGTATCAGTAAATGCAGTAGTTCCTGAAAATATAAGTACCTTGTCGTTAGTGTGCTTTTCCAGCAGCTCTTTAGACTTTGATATCTTACTTGTAGCATGGTTAACAACAGTTGCTCTATCTCTTATAGCTTTGTAAAACATCTTTGCGGCACCAGCATCACCAGCAATCTTCTTATCTAGAATAAGCTTAGCTTGAGTAAAAGCATCAAACTGCCCAAGTTTATACTTGCTTTGAACAAATAGGTTATTAGCTTTTTTGTAAGCTTTCTGTTCTTCCTCTGTTAAAGATACAGGGATGCAAATAATTTCATAGTCTGCAACTAATCCTAATTTTACACATTCATCAAGAGTAATCTTGTACCGTGTAGGGGCTAGATTAGTTAGATATGCTCTATACTCATCTTCTTCAGGAGTAGTAGCTGTCATACATAAGAGCCTATCGTACGTATTATTCTCAAAAAACCTACGATACTTTGGACTTATGCCTAAGTGTATCTCATCACACACAACAATAGCATAATGCATAGCTTCTAGCTTGTAAGCTGATTGATAACAGATAATATCTGTGTGTTCTAAAACATCTTCTGCATCCCACTTCTTAAATTCTTCTGCAAATTGATCTTGCAGCTGAGTAGTAGGGACAAGGACTAGAGCTCT